ATTGGCAATATAAATTCAATTGGATCTACAACTGGAGCAACGCCTGCTGGATTATTGCAAGACTTTAGGGTTGAGTCAGCGGGTGTATTGCGTTTTACAATTTTCAATTCCACCCAAACAACCGGCACAGTACCAGCAGGAACAATCTTCGCAACCGCACTAAGGTTTACGGTTTAATTTTATGGCAATGATAGATCGCAACTTTACCTTCGCAACCAACGGCACGGTCAGTGCTGCTGATTTGCATAACCTAATTGATTCAGCCACGATTTACCAGGATCTCATTACTGGCCAAGTTCCAATCACCAGCGTTGGCACAAACTATGAGTTATTGATTGCTGATGGAACTAACCCCAACGCCGCACCCAATGCGGTCACAGTGTATGACTTGTTTGACGATGCTCTTTCTGTTGGAACATATACTGGCCTAAACCTTACTGGTGCGTTGACCTACGGCACGGCTACGGGAACTAGGTTGGTTTCCACCAATGCTACAATCACGACTGGCACGATTACGACTGGGGTGATACCCACATTAACCTCATCTACAGCCACATTTGGCACGACTACATCGACTGCGGCTACGATTACCAGCGGAACGATTACTAACTTGGCCAGCACAACTGGAACGATTGCTACGCTTAACAGCACTACTGGCACGATTGCTACGCTGAACAGCACTACTGGCACGATTGCTACGCTGAACAGCACTACTGGAACGATTGCTACGCTGAATAGCACTACTGGCACGATTGCTACGCTGAATAGCACGACAGGCACGATCACAAACCTTTCCGCTACCACCTCCACATTCCTTGGCACAATCACAGGCTCAACCAACGTAATCAACATCGGCAGTGGGCAGATTTATAAGGATTCGAGTGGGAAAGTTCTTATTGGAACAACCTCAAATGATACTGGTGGTAGGCTTGAGGTAAAACAGGGATCAAGCGAAACAGGGATCGGGATTCAGTCATCTGGAACCGATGATTCAAAATTATTTTTTAGAACCGCATCTGGAACTTATGGTGGAGATATTTTATTCAACGGATCTTATTTAAAGGTTTCTGTTGGAGCAACAGAACGAATGCGTATTGATTCGAGTGGGAATGTTGGGATTGGAATGACACCAACCGCACAACTAGAACTATCCACCGACAGCGCAAAGAAGCCGTCAACTAACACTTGGACAATCGCATCTGACCGAAGGTTAAAAACCAACATTACAAACGCTGATAATGATCGGTGCTACGAAATTGTTAAACAAGTTCCACTTAAACGCTATACTTGGAAGGGCGAGGTTTATTCTCAAGAACAAGTAAAAGACAGGAGCAAATTGGGCTGGATTGCACAAGATGTAGAAGCAGTGTTTCCTAAAGCTGTTGGAACAAACAGATTTGCTTACAACCAAGTCTTTGAAAATGTAGTAACACCAGAATTGGATTCTAATGGTAATACTGTTCTTGATGAGAATGGCGTAGCCAAAACAAAGACAGAGAAGAGATTGGTTAGCGAGGATGTTATTGAGGATTGCAAAGACCTTAACTCTGACCAGATTTATGCGGCTATGTATGGCACAATTCAAAAGCTGATTGAGAAAGTGGAGTTCTTAGAATCCAAAGTGGCAACCTTGGAGGCCGCTTGACCCTAACTGAAATCGCCCAATATGCAGGCGAGAAGATCGGCAAGACCGATGCCGATACGCTTACCTTCTTGCAGAAATCGGCCAGCCTAAACTACAGGCGGGTGTGGAACTTTGCTGCTTGGCGCGAGACTGTCACAACATCCACCTACTCAGTCGGCACGGCCAGCAGGACTGTCTCCCTTGGCTCCAACGTGGAGAATCCTCTTTCGGTAGCTTACAACGATGCTGAAATTCAAGCGATGGATCTGGCTACCATAGTTAGCCAAGACGCTAATTTGCTGGACGAGGACACAACTGGCACGCCTGCTTTCTACTATTTCAAGGGGCGTAACACTGGCGGAACTGCCGAGCTAGACCTCTACCCCAAACTAGACACCACCAGCACCAACACGCTCTTGGTGGTGCAAAAGCTCCAGTGCCTAACCCGCACTAACCTAGTCGTAGATTTTCCCCCCTCTGCCAACGCCATTGCCGACGAACTACGCTTACCCCACGTCAGCCACGTTGTCTTAGCCTTGACCCACGCTGATGCCTTGGAGCGGGAACGGCAGTACGGCAAGGCGCAAGTTGTCACGCAGGCAGCTAACGCCGACCTAGCGGCGATGGCCAATTACGAGTTGTCCCAGGTTGGCGGGATGAAGCAGATTACCCCAGTTGGCTTGGGCGATTTAGGCATCGAAGAGATTATCTAACCACTATGGCGTATTTCATAGATGCCACCGACGATGTGTTGGCGTTTGATGGTATCCGCTCCTTTACTGGCGGACAAGCCAGCGGACTCCAATCTGACCAGTTAGCCCAGAACCAAGTACAAAGGTTGGTCAACATGACCCTTTCCCCAAAGGGCAATCTGGAGACTCGGCGCGGGGTAACTAGCTTTAATACGACCGCTACATCTCAGCAAGGATCAATCGGTGGGATGGCTTACTACGATACTACTGGCACGGAAGATTTGGTTACTGTGACCCAAGGCAGGCTGTACACGATTGATTCCGGCGGCACAGCCGACCTCCATCCTGCTGATGAACTTTGGAGCGCGGTCAATAGGACGTGGGCTGCGGAAGCCGAGCAATGGGCGGATGGTTATGTTGTGGCCTATACCTCCAAAGTCTCCATGGCGCAGTTTAACAACAAAATGTTTCTTGCAGATGGCGATGACGATTTACACTTTTTTGATGGTAACATTGTCCAACGGCAGGGTGGTAAGGTAAGGGCAATAACCGTCACAACCGCAGGCTCTGGATATACCAGCGCGACTGCCATTATCACCGGCCCTAACTGGGGCGGGGAATTGCCTACTTTAATTACCAACGTAGCTGGCGGAGCGGTGACGGGGGTAGTAGTAGTCAATGGCGGTTCTGGCTACGGCTACACGCCTACGGTTACGATTATTGGCAACGGCTCTGGGGCTACAGCTACGGCTACGGCCAGCCCACCGCCCCAGGGGTTACAGACGATTATCAATGCTGGTAATAGATTGTTTGGCGTTGGCTCTGGTGCAAACAGAAACACACTTTACGCCTCAGACATCCTAGATCCTTCCGTGTGGGATTTGACAAACAGCGTGGTAGTTAACGGCGATGATGGTGATGAGATTACCGCTATTGTGCCTTACTTTGAGAATCGTATTATTGTATTCAAGCGACGCAGGATATTCCAGATCACCATCCCGCCCGACATGACCAGTGCGGCTGATTGGACCATATCGATCATTTCCAATAACATCGGGTGCGTGGCGGGGGCATCAGCCATCCAAGTTAACAGCGACATATTCTTTCTGTCTGACGATGGCATTAGGTCGCTTATTCGGTCTGCTTCGGACGACTTTACCTCAGTCGGCTTGCCTATCTCGGAAGTCGTTAAGGACGTAATCCAAGAAATCAATACAGCGCAGATTGGGATTAGCACTGCGGCTTACTACGACAATAGGTATCTACTGGCCGTACCTACAGGCTCCAATAACTTTAACGATACGATCTTGGTCTATAACACCATCTTGAGTGCGTTTGAGGGAACTTGGACACCGAAGGTAATGCAGTTTGCCTTGACCAATTTTCAAAGCGAAGGCTTGCGGTTAATGATGAAATTGACCACCGGCCAGATTAACAAGTACAGCGGATACAAGACACCAGCTCAAACTACGTCAGCAGATTATGTGGATTTTGGCATCCAATCCAACGGGACAAGCGTTGGCACGTTTGATTTTAGCTCGTCTGTCCGTACCCGCGATATGGACTTTGGCGATCCATTTGCCCAAAAACATGGTAGCAATTTCGAGATCATCTTTGATGATTCGTATTCCAGCAATGCTACTATTGCCATCCAGCGGGACAGCGATGTTGGCGATGTGGAAGTGCAACCCAACCTAAACATTGCCAGCACCGTGTTGGTATTGCCCTTTGTTTTGCCAGCCGTTCTGCCTACTTCGGTCAAGAAACGCATTGCTTCCGATCTGCGCAAGTACGAGAAGTGGCGGTTAATCAACATCAGTGTTACCTCTGAGGCAAACAAGATGGCGGTTAGGCAGATTACCGCAGCCGCCAACCCTGATACCATTGAGGTGCAAAAAACAATATGACGGCTGTTGAGTACATTGAGGAGAGTGGCGTGCCGGAGTCCATGTGGCCTAACCTGGCTGACTGGTACGGCTGGTTTGAGAAGCAGGGCATGGTTGGGGTGGTTAAGGATGGGGAGGAGATAGCAGGCGTGGCTTTGGCTAGGTGTCTAAAGGATGGGCAAGAGCCTAAGCATTATGAGCATACTGAAGATGGTGAGAATGTGTTTGTGGATTTGACTATCTCCTCAAAGGGTGCTAAATCCTTACGATGCTTGCTGTTGCTCCTTTGGGAGCGTTTCGGTCCTCGCAAGCGGATCACCTTTAATCGTTCTGGCAAACCAAGGAGTTATTGTTATATGACATTTATGCGAAAGGCAAGGGTTTAACACCATGGGTGGATCACCTTCTATTCCTTCACCGCCCCCTCCGCCCGATCCAGCAGCGGTGGCGCAGGCTAATGCTGCTGCTTACCGAATGAACATTGATACCTACATCGAAAAGGCTCCAGCTATGGCAGAGCTAGAAAACAAACTTCGCGTCCAGTACCTACCCCAACAGCGTGGTTTAGAACGCCAGCTATCAGCCCTAGACCAGCAAGCAGGCGTGCAGGCTGGGATGCAGCTAGAACGCCAATATGGACCACAGCGCACCCTAGAATCGCTCCGCAGGCAGTATGAGACTAGCCCACAAGCGTATGCCTTGAATCGTGGATTAGGCGATCAGATGACCCGCCAGTTTGAGCGGCTTTATGGCACTTCACCCTACGAATCAGTTGAGCAGAACGTGGCGTTTAACCGCCAGCCAGGACCAGTTGACTTTTACGGCACGATTGGCACGAATATTGGCAATCCAAATTTAACTTTGGGAAATAAATAATATGGCGGTTTTAACCAAAGAAGAATTTTATTACAAGAATTATGCCCCCAAAGCAGATTGGAATAAATACTTTTTTACCAATCCAGCTCATTTTGCTGGAGCAAACCCTCCAGCAAACTATGCTGATTTTTTGGCTGGCAAGTCAACGTATAATGGTCAAAAACCAAATCAACCAGTAGGTTCAACCAATAAAGGTGAGATGCTTCGCGACTTTGATAATGCCTACCAAGAGTACAAGGATATAGCGCGAGATGAGGAACAAAAACAAAGCTTGGCGCAAATTCAAAGCCAAGAGAATACCCGTAACTCTCTTGCATCCCAAATCCAAGCATTGACTGCTGGAGGGATGGGAATGCAAAATCCTAATGCTGGTCCAGCCTTCAGCCAGGCCCTATCTCAACTTTCCGCTGATCGTAATTATGGATCGTCTGATCTTGGATCAAGACTTAACTTCCAAGTCTCGGACGATCAAATTGTTGAAGATTACAACAACTCAAAGCTATCCCGCCTAAACAGCGTGATTGAGCGAGGCAACGCTCAGATTGCTGGGATTCAAGAACGTCTAAACACGGCCAATCAACTTCTTGCTGGTCTTCCCGCTGGCGATGCTAGGCGCACATCTTCCGAAGTATTCATTAAGCAACTTAACGATGACTTAAAGAGCGTAACTAGCGCAGTTACTGGCGCGCAGGATATGCAAAAGAATTTCAAGCCTATCACGATAGATAGCCCCGAAGGACTAAAGGAGATCACCTCGTTTAGATCCTTTGTCCAGCTACCCGAAGAGCGTGCTTCACAACAGCTTTTCCAGATTGATCCAGATTCCTACCGCACTGCGGTTGGCTTAGGTCAGCAGTATCGCCAGATGGCTACTGAGCCAATTGGTGCTACGACCACGCCGGAGACTGAGCAGATTCGTCAGACCATCGAGGATGAGGCTCTTAATCAATTACGCCTTGGATCGACTATTGGTGCAGAAGAACGGCGTGGATACGAGCAATCTATCCGAGCCGCACAGACTGCCCGTGGCAACGTCTTTGGTCTTGGACCGGCAGTGCAAGAAGCCTCACAGATTGGTGCGGCTGGCGAAGCCCGCAAGCTGGCACGCTACGGGGCAGCACAGAGCTTCCTTGGATCTGGCTTGTCGAGTGGTGATGCGCTCAAAGCTGATATAGCGT